GTATGGGTCTTTCAGGCACTCCCCTTAATGAGTCAATTGTTATTATGAAACATATCATTCCAGAGTTCCAGAAAACTTCTGGTGTCAGTAATATCAATCTGTGTGTCTTAACTGATGGTGAGTCCTGCAGTTCTGCTTATGGTTGTGAAGTTCAATACCACGATGAGAAACCAAGTGTTGTTGGTCGTCGCATCGATGGTGGGGATGTTGTTCTCCGTGATCGTTTCCTTGGTAGCACTTACAACTATCAGCAAGGATGGTCTGAACAAACAAACGTGTTTATTAAAAACTTAAAAGAGACTCATCCTAATGTAAGTGTTATGGGCATTCGTCTCCTTGAAGGTGGATCAGGTCTTTCTAATTTTTATCGTCGCTATTGTACTGATTCTCCTGATGGAATCGATAAATTATATAAGGATTGGAAAAAATCAAAATCTGCAATTCTTCCTAATCCTCTTGCATACGACGCTCTCTATGTGATGTCTGCTAAAAACACTTCATCTAATCCTGAGATGGAAGTGGAAGCAGGATCATCTAAGACTCAAGTCCGTGCTGCCTTTCGTAAGATGTTGAAGCAGAAACAAAACAATAAAGAAGTTCTAAACCACTTCATCAGTCAGATTGCATAGTGTCCACTCTACCCTCGACTCTACCCCAGTCTGCCCTATACTAAGTTCATCAACAAAGAAAGCACAATGCCACGCCCTTCCCAAGTCGATATGATTCAGTTGTTCTCTTACATTGAGAATAACTATGGTACTGAGATTGGCACTGCTGCTATCAAGGCAGGTGCTGATCATATGGGTTATTGCTATGCTACTATTTGTAATCGTATGGAACCATATAAGACTGGTCGTGGTAAATGGAATCTGACCATTGATGAAGCAAGAGACCAACTAGAAGAAATTGTTGAACAAGATAAGAACTTAGTTCCTGCTAAAGATAAAACTTTTGTTCCGTTTGGCAACTTTGTTGATCTGAAGAAGATCATTTCTTCTCGCATGTTCTATCCTATTTTTATTACTGGCATGTCTGGTAATGGTAAGACTCTCTCTGTGGAGCAAGCATGTGCTGCTCTAAATAGAGAACTTATTCGTGTAAACATTACCATTGAAACTGACGAGGATGATCTTATTGGTGGGTTCCGTCTTGTTAATGGCGAAACTGTTTGGCATAATGGTCCTGTCATCGAAGCTCTGGAACGTGGAGCTGTGCTGCTTTTAGATGAAGTTGACCTGGCATCTAATAAGATCTTGTGTCTTCAATCTGTTCTCGAAGGCAAGGGTCTTTTCCTTAAAAAAATTGGTAAGTATGTAAACCCAAAAGCAGGTTTTAACATTATTTCTACTGCCAACACTAAAGGTAAAGGTTCTGATGATGGTCGCTTCATCGGCACCAATGTTCTCAACGAAGCATTTCTTGAACGCTTTGCTCTCACCTTTGAGCAAGAATATCCCACTCCTAAAGTTGAGACCAAAATTCTTGAGCGTCTGTGTGAATCTGCAGGGGTGACGGATGAAGAGTTCTGTGCTAAACTAGCAGACTGGGCAGACGTTATTCGCAAGACGTTTGCTGATGATGGCGTTGATGAAGTTATTTCTACTCGCCGCCTATCTCATATCATTCGTGCGTATTCTATCTGGAATGATCGCATGAAAGCAATCAAGGTCTGTGTCAACCGCTTCGATGAGGAGACCAAGACTCTGTTCCTTGATCTTTATACCAAACTTGATGAAAACGTTGAGATGGAGGAGAATCATGAGTGATAAATTTCATGGTTATATCGGACAAGTAGCAATCCTAAAAAATTGTGACTATAAATCTGGTAAAATTATGAGTGGTAAGGGGTTTACTCTTATCATGCAATCAATTGACGGCACACTTTTTGAGTGCTATCATGACAACATTAAGTACATCTGGGGTAAATGACCAAATACAATGAAGAAGCTCTATTGAAAGAGTTACGTGATTACATTTCTGGAACATATGGACAACATTATTCTGCTGGTAACGACAGCATTCAAACGTTAGACTTGATTGAAGCATGTGGAGATGCTGAGGCATTTTGCCGTAGCAACATCTTGAAGTATGCTTCGCGTTACGATCGTAAGGGTACTGCCCGTCGTGACATTATCAAAATTCTACACTATGCACTGCTGCTACTTCACTTTAGTGACAAGTCTGCTAACACTGAACCTTATCCTCAATGAACAAAGTTATTCTTTCTGAACAGACTCTTCAGGTCCTTAAGAACTATTCTACAATCAATAGTTCTATTCTTATTCGTGAAGGCAATCAACTGAAGACAATCAGCGTCGGAGAGAATGCTCTTGCAGAATATTCCTGTGAAGAGAGTTTTCCCCAGACGTTTGGTATCTATGATCTCAACCAGTTTCTTGCTGGTTTGACTCTATTTCAGAATCCAGTACTAGAATTTGATAATGACAACTACGTGACTATTCGTAGTCGTGGTCGTTCTGCCAAATACTTTTTTTCAGATCCTGAAATCACTCTCAAATCTGCTCCCGAGAAAAACATTAATTTTCCTGGTGCAGACCTTGACTTCAATATTACTTGGGAAGATATTACTTCTCTACAAAAAGCAGCAGCAGTTTACAATCTGACTGATCTTGTATTTAAGTCTGCAAATAATCAAATTAGTTTGTATCTTCGTGATTCTGAAAACGAAACTAGCAATGACTACTGCCAGAGTATTGCAGGAGATACAACAGGAGAGTATGAACTAGTTCTTAAAGTGGAACATCTTCGTCTGCAACCAGGCGATTATCATGTTAAAGTGTCTAAGCATCTGGTATCTGAGTGGCGTCACACTCGTCTAGATCTTGTTTATTATATTGCATTGGAGTATTGATGAAGAAGTTTCTGTGGGTTGAGCAGTATCGTCCTAAAACGATCAATGATTGTATTCTTCCCGACAACCTAAAGAAACCTTTCTTAGGATTTGTAGAACAGGGAGAGATCCCTAATCTACTTCTCTTGGGGTCTGCAGGCGTTGGTAAGACCACTGTTGCCAAGGCATTGTGTGAAGAAATTGGTGCTTCTTATATCTTGATCAATGGATCTGATGAGGGACGTTTTCTGGACACAGTACGTAATCGAGTCAAGCAGTTTGCATCTACAGTTTCTTTGGTTGGTGGTGCTGCTCACAAGGTTGTTATTATCGATGAGGCAGACAACACTACCCATGATGTTCAACTCTCTTTGCGATCTTTTGTAGAAGAGTTTCATAGCAATTGTAGATTCATCTTTACCTGTAATTTTCAAAACAAAATTATTGCCCCACTGCACTCACGATGCACAGTTGTTGATTTTCGTATTGCGAAAACAGAGCAGCAGAAACTACAAGCGCAGTTCTTTGGTCGCCTGAAAGAAATACTTGATCAGAACGAGATCGAATATGAGGACAAGATTCTTGTTAAACTTATCGGTCGCTATTTTCCTGACTGGCGTCGTCTTATTAATGAGACACAACGTCACTCTGCAACAGGTAAGATTGATACTAGTATCCTTGTGGATATTGCAGACATCAATCTCGATTCTTTGCTCGCAGCGTTGAAGAACAAAGAGTTTACTACAGTACGTAAGTGGGTTGTAGAGAACATTGATAATGATCCAAACATTGTCATGCGTAAGATTTATAATCTGTTGTATGAACAAATTAAACCCAAGTACATTCCTGAAGCAGTCTTGATCCTTGCAAAGTATCAGTATCAAATTGCATTTGTTGCTGATCAAGAAGTCAATCTTCTTGCTTGCTTGACTGAGGTGATGATGGGATGTGAATTTAAATAAATTATACTTATGGAAATTAGTAAAAGCGATCTTATCCACCACAAAATTCAAGCAGCAATTCGTGAGAATGTTTTTCTAGAAGATGATCTTAAATACTTAGGATTTAATGAGGACAAATCAGAACATGAGTACAAAATCAACGGACAATTCGTTGTCCTTGCGTCACAAATTGAAGACTTTGAACAAGTTGAAAGTGAAGACGACACCTGAAAATGTAAAGGAAGCAAACGAAGGTCTCTTCTATGCTACAATGAACCTACCCCATGCTGCTGCTCATTGTGGAATGACGCAGCGTGAAATGAAACACATCTTTCGTGAATACCTTAAATATCATGACAAAAACTTTGAAGTCACTGAAGACGCCACTTAGATATCCTGGTGGAAAGAGTCGTGCCCTGAGCAAACTCTTTCAATACATTCCTGATCTCAAGGACTATACTCACTATCGTGAACCATTCTTGGGCGGCGGATCTGTAGCATTAGAAATTGGTAAACGATATCCTCACCTAGATATATGGGTGAATGATCTTTATACACCACTTTATAATTTTTGGCGAGTGCTTCAGGATCAAGGTGATGAACTTTCTTCTTTGTTGAAGGACCTTAAGAATGCTCATCCAGATCAGGCATCGGCAAAAATTTTATTTCTAGATTCCAAGGAACAATTGAATGATGATTCTACGTCCGATCTATATCGTGCTGTGTGTTTTTACGTTGTTAACAAGTGCTCTTTTTCTGGTCTCACAGAATCCAGTTCCTTCAGCAAGCAAGCGTCAGATAGCAATTTCTCGATGCGAGGCATTGATAAACTCCCTGAATATTCAGGAATGATTCGCCATTGGAAAATTACTAAACTTTCATATGAAGATTTATTTTGCGACAGCAAGTCAACCTTTGTCTATCTCGATCCCCCCTATGAGATTGGATCGAATCTTTATGGCAAAAGAGGCAACATGCACAAGGGATTCGACCATGATCAGTTTGCTTCTGATTGTGATCGCTTTATCTCTCATCAACTTGTGTCGTACAACTCTTCGCAACTGATCCGAGACCGCTTTGAGAAGGGGTGGACAGCTGCGGAATTTGCACACACTTACACCATGAGGAGCGTGGGGAGTTATAATACAGATCAAGCGTCTCGCAAGGAACTCGTCCTAGCAAACTATGAAATGTGAAGTCACCCTCTACGTAGCAGGCAACGTCTTCAAGGAGGAGGTCATTGCTCGTAATTATGAAGAAGCAAAACAAACTGCTGTCGCCAGAAATCCTACCGCTAGAGTTGTAAGTGTAACAGCCGTATTCAAATGAATATCTTCGTCACTGATGAGTCTCCACGAAAATCTGCTTATGTCCTACCAGACAAGCACATCGTAAAGATGCCCCTAGAGACCTGTCAGATGCTCTCTATAGTCGCCTCAGACAAGTGGGGGCATGGTTATGGTACATTGCCTAAGAAAGACGGCACACCCTATGCTACGGAGAAGGGAGCGTTCCGTAATCATCCCTGCACCAAGTGGGCAAACGAGACTAGATCAAACTCTAGATGGTTGCTTACGCATGGTATTGCATTGTGTGAAGAGTATGAGGCACGATATAGTAAAGTCCATACTTGTTATAAAACTCTCCTTGCTGCTGATGAAATTATTCCTTATGTAGCATGGGGTGATCACACACCTTTCGTTCGTGCAATGCCAGAGGAGTTTAAGTTTGACGATAGTATTTCTACTATCGAAGCATACAAGATGTACATTGCATCTAAACCATGGGTAAAAGATAACTACCTACGATTACCAAACCATAAACCTGATTGGATATGAAACGAGAATTAAAAGATTACCTTTATACAATCAACCAGTCTAAGAAAAATATAATGGATGAGGATGAGGATGCTGTAAAAGGTTATCCTCCTTTTATTATTAACAAATGTTTGTCATCACATCCAGATGCTATTCTGTTCGCTAATGAAATGAACGTACAGAATCATCTTGACAAGAAGATGCAATATGATTTTTTTCTAAATAGTTTGAAGCCAAGGAAGCGTTTTGCTCCGTGGATGAGAAAAAACGAATTAGAGAATCTTGAATTGGTGAAGCAATATTATGGATACAACCATAGTAAGGCAGTTGCCGCCCTTAGAATCCTTACTAATTCTGATCTTGAAAAGATAAAAAAATTATTAGATAAAGGCGGTGTTAGATGAATACTGAAATTACAATTGAGTGGCAACCATCAGATATGGTGGAAGTTGTTCTAAATGAACCAGACGACTTTTTAAAAGTAAGGGAGACACTAACCCGTATTGGTGTTGCTTCAAGGAAAGATAGAAAACTATATCAATCTTGTCACATTCTTCATAAGCAAGGTAAGTATTATATTGTCCACTTCAAAGAGTTGTTTGCTCTTGATGGAAAGAATACTAATCTGTCGTTGAATGATGTTCAACGTCGTAATCGTATCACTCAATTGCTATCTGATTGGGGATTGATTTCTATTGTTGACAAGTCTCAGATTGAAGACGTTGCGCCACTCAACCAGATTAAAGTTCTCTCCTATAAGGATAAGGGAGAATGGATCCTAGAATCCAAGTACAATATTGGTCGTAAGAAACCAGAAGCATAAATAAATTTGAGACCTTTCGTGCGGTCTCTACGAAAGTCGGAAACCCTTATAAAGTGATGCGGTGAACACTACATCACTTTTTTTGTGTCTTGATTAAATAGTACTGGACGCCTTCGGGGTCCATACAATCATCTCGCTTATTTAAGGAGAACACTAATGACGCATACATGGGATCTATACCTACCTCATGCTGTAGGTTTAAATGATATGTTCCATCGATTAGATTCGATGACTAATCATAATAAAAACTACCCCCCGTATAATTTAATTAAACATGACGCCAGTAATTACGAAATTCAAATTGCTCTCGCAGGATTTAAAAGAGAGGAGATTGAAGTATCTACTGAATCAAACATTCTCAAGGTTACCAGTAACACTACAAGACAGGATACTGAAACAGAATACTTACACAAAGGAGTCTCGCGAAGATCATTTGCGAATACTTGGCAACTCGGTGACGATGTTAGAGTTGTGGACGTGACGTTTGAGGATGGTATGCTGGTCGTGAGTTTAGAAAAAATTATTCCAGACCACATGAGAAGAACGACTTACGAAGTCAAATAAATATCTGTCACAGGGGGCGTTGCCCCCTTTGTCGTTTTATGTTATACTTATAGAAACATTGGAGAACTATGGCTGAACAAATTATTGTCTTTAAATCTGGCGAGCGTGTAATCAGCGACTTGCAAGAAGTATTTGAAGGAGAAGATGAAGATCGTCGCGGTATTTGTCTGTTGATGAAGAACCCTTATATTCTTGAACTTGTTACTGCTGGAGATGTAGATGCTCCAAACGATTTGCAAGTCAAGTTTAGCAAGTGGTGTCCTTATTCTGTAGACTATCAATTCCGTGTTCCTTATGACAGCATCTTGGCAATCGGTGAACCTGATACGGGACTAGCACAGGCATATCGTAATAAGATTTCATCTTTGGTTGCTACCCAAGAAGCAGGTGTCCCTGAAGCACCCCCAACTCCTGCTGAGGCAATCGAATCGGGATGGAAAGAAGGCGTTGTCAATCCTAATATGGAAGCACAACTCACTGAGATTCGTAAGAACACTGGTGGTGCTATTCCACCTGACCAGATTCCAACTGCAGGAGTTGCTGGTGCCACCGACCAACATCCTGTTGCTGAACCATTTGCTGTAGTAGAGGATCCTGATGCTGAAACTGCTGAAGTTTGATGGTCACTGGATCGTAGCAGAGGTTGAAGAGATTCCTGGTGCTGAGTTGGGTGACCCCGATTGTGTGCTAAAATACGCCTGTGAGATAAACGAGGATGGGGCAGTGCCCTTTCCTCCCTACAGCGAAGATCGAGAACTTATTGTCCGTTCAGAAAACATCACTGTTATTTCTGAACCGACACCTATGTACTCGGCATTATACTATGACTTAAAAGCAAAAGAGGAATGAAGTTTTACACCAGCGTTCAGCAAGCAGGTAACAATATCCAAGTTCGTGGATACCAAAACGGAAACCAGTTCAGTGATAAGGTTCCTTTCAACCCTACGCTGTATCTGCCCACACAACAACCTTCTCGCTGGAAGACTCTGGATGGTAAGAATGTTCGCCCTGTTAAGCAGGGTACTATTCGTGACGCACGAAAGTTCTTTGATGATCATAAAGACATTCCTGACTTTCAGATCTGTGGTCAAACTCGCTATCTGAATCAATATATTGCAGAAGAATATCCTGCAGATCAGATTGAGTTTGACTCTAGTCAGATCCGTGTTTTCACACTTGACATCGAGACAGCAGCAGAGAACGGGTTTCCTGACATCGAGACAGCAGACCAGGAGATTCTGCTAATCTCCCTCAAGGATAGTCATACAGGACGCATCCAGGTGTTCGGACGCTATGCGTTTGACAACACTCATAAAGATGTGGACTACATGCACTTCAGCACTGAGGTTGGCATGTTACAGGCGTTCATCCACTATTGGATGTGCAACTATCCTGATGTGATTACTGGATGGAATGTTCAGTTGTTTGATATGACATACATCAGTAAGCGTATCGAACGTGTTGTTGGTGAGCGTGACGCTAAGTTATTGTCGCCATGGAAGTCTACGTATTGTCGTGAAATATGGATCAAAGGTCGTAAGCAGATTGCTTATGATATCTCTGGTGTTGCAACGTTAGACTATCTTGAGTTGTATCGTAAGTTTACTTATACTAATCAAGCATCCTATCGTTTGGATCATATTGCTAGTGTAGAACTTGGTACAAAAAAACTAGATCATAGTGAGTATGATACCTTCAAGGAGTTCTATACCAAGGACTGGCAGAAGTTTGTAGAGTACAACATCATTGACGTTCGCCTGGTTGACCAGTTGGATGACAAGATGAAGTTGCTAGAACTTGCCTTCACTATGGCATATGATGCTAAGGTAAACTTTGAGGATGTATTTTCTCAAGTTCGCATGTGGGATAATTATATCTACGTCGAGTTGCTAAAGAGAAACATTGCAATACCCCCCAAGAAGGAAGCAAGAAAAGACGCTAAGTATGCTGGTGCGTATGTTAAAGAACCTAAACCAGGTTTTTATGACTGGGTTGTCAGCTTTGACCTTAATAGTCTATACCCTCATCTTATCATGCAGTATAACCTCTCACCAGAGACCCTGCTCCCAAACCGACACCCTACAGCAACTATTGATAAGTTGCTTGAGAAAGAGATAGACACATCTGGTATTACTGATTGTCTTGCTGCTAATGGCACTCTGTATAAAAAAGATAAGATGGGGTTTCTTCCCATGATGATGCAGAAGATGTATGACTCTCGCGTTATCTACAAGAAGAAGATGCTTGAAGCAAAGCAGCAGTATGAGAAGACTCCTACTGTTGAATTGAAGAAAGAGATCGCCCGTTGTAATAACATCCAGATGGCAAAGAAGATCTCTTTGAACTCTGCTTATGGTGCTATCGGCAACGAACACTTTAGATACTTTCGACTTGAGATTGCAGAAGCAATTACTTGTTCTGGTCAACTCTCGATTAGATGGATTCAAGAGAAGTTGAACAAATACTTAAACAAGATTCTTAAAACTGACAATGTTGATTATGTTATTGCTTCTGATACCGACTCTGTGTATCTTAACTTGGGTCCTCTGGTTGAAACTGTATTCGCCAACCGAGAGAAAACTGATGCGAGTATTGTTGGGTTCCTTGACAAGGTGTGTCAAGTGGAACTTGAAAAGTATATTGAAAGTTCTTACCAAGAGCTCGCCACTTATATGAATGCTTACCAGCAGAAGATGGTCATGAAGCGAGAGAACATCGCTAATCGTGGCGTTTGGACTGCAAAGAAGCGTTACATTCTTAACGTTTGGGATAGTGAAGGTGTTCGTTACAACGAACCAAAGATGAAAATCTGTGGTTTGGAAACCGCTCGTTCATCCACACCACAATACTATCGTGACAAATTGTTTCATGCGTTCACTATTATCTTGACCAAAGAGAATCAAGATCTAATTGATTTTATTGAGTTTGTCAAACAAGATACTCGCAAGCAAGATTATGTGAACATTGCTTTTCCTCGCGGCGTTAATGGTTTAGAGAAGTACAAATGTTCTCATGATATTTTTCGCAAGGGAACACCAATTCATGTGAGAGGATCTTTACTTTACAATTACTATGTTCGCAAGAACAAAATAACCAATAAGTATCCTATTATTCAAGAAGGAGAAAAAATCAAATTTATTTACCTGAAGACTCCCAACCCAATGATGCAGAACTGCATCAGTTTCTTCAGTGACATCCCCAAGGAATTAAACCTTGACAAGTACATTGACTATCAACTACAATATGAGAAGTCATTTCTAGAACCTCTCAAGAACGTACTAGGATGTATCGGTTGGGACTACGAGAAAAAAGTTTCACTACTATCATTTTTTTAATTATGGGATTTCTAGATACAATCGTTAAGGACAGCAAGAATGAGTATGCTAGTCTTGTTAGCGACGGGGTTGCTGCTGGCGATATTGAATCTTTCGTTGATACTGGGAGTTACGTTGTTAATGCCTTGGTTAGCGGTTCGATTTTTGGAGGTTTCCCTTCCAATAAAATTACTGCCGTGGCAGGAGAATCAGGCACGGGTAAGACTTTCTTTTGTCTTTCTGTCGTTAAGCATTTCCTCGATACTGATCCTGGTGCTGGAGTCATCTATTTTGAAACTGAGTCTGCCATTAGTAAGCAGATGATTGAGAGTCGTGACATTGACTCCGAACGCATGGTGATTTTCCCAATCAATACCATTGAAGAGTTCCGCACACAATCAGTAAGAATTGTGGACAAATTCATGAGTCAACCTGAAGAAGACCGCAAACCACTCATGTTTGTGCTAGACTCTTTGGGTAACCTTGCCACCAACAAAGAGGTTCAGGATGCAGCAGACGACAAGAACGTCCGCGATATGACAAAAGCACAACTGGTCAAATCTGCCTTTCGCATCTTGACACTGAAGCTTGGCAAGGCTAATATACCAATGATCGTTACCAACCACACCTATGATGTCATCGGCGCTTATCACCCTACAAAAGAAATGGGGGGAGGCAGTGGACTCAAGTATTCTGCTAGCACAATCGTTTATCTCGGAAAGAAAAAAGAGAAAGATGGAACAGATCTCATCGGAAACATTATCAAATGCGAGGCTAAGAAGTCTCGTTTGACACGCGAAGGATCGAAGGTAGAGACTAGACTCTATTTTGACGCTAGAGGTTTGGAGAAGCACTATGGATTACTTGAGATTGGCGAGCGAGCAGGGTTGTGGAAAAATGTTGCTGGACGCTATGAGATTGACGGAAAGAAAATCTACGCCAAGCAAATTCTTAAAGACCCCGAATCCTACTTCACCCAAGAAATCTTAGAGGCAATCGATAAACAGGCACAAAAAGAATTCTTGTATGGTACAGAAGATGAGTGAGAAAATGGAAACAACTATTTTGCGTAACCTCATTTCATGTGAGGAT